GAGGAAATTTAAAACTTGGATCGGTTGCAAAAGCTGCACCAACTAAACTATTTGATGTAGTCCCTGTTACTTCATAAAAGACTGCACGGGTAAGATAAGCCTCATAAGCGCTTTTATTTGCAGGTGATTTATCATGTGCATTTGGCATCGGCAAATATTTTTCACCTTTAGCCTTAACTGCATCTTCACCTTCACAAACATCATCAAGTTTTTGCCAGTATGGCAAGTTCTTAACATATTCAGCATGTTGAAAAGTTACATCACTCATCGAGCAAATCCCATATCAGCAAAGAAGGCTTCAAATCCTTCATGTAATTCATTAAACGCATCTGAAGCTGCATCCACTTGGTCGTCATGTGTACCGTTAGGAAAATGACGAAGCTCATCAATAAAGTCCTTATTCCATTCACCTTTGAGCATACGTACATTTCCCACGTTAACTTGGGCCGCAAATGGTTGTGCCCGTGTGAGCTTGTCACCTGAAATTGGTTTGGCTATCACGTTATAACCAGCAAGAAGCTTCACAAATGAACTAGCTTGCGATTTACCAGCTTGACCAGGGTCTTGTGGTAAACGCACAGAAACTTTTTTCCCATCTAGCTTTGCTGTTTGTTCTAAACGCTTATTCACATTGTCTGGGCCAAGCTGTCCTCTAGTTACATCGACAATGTAAGTAAAACCATCTGCGCCTAGAGCTTCTCGCACACCTACTGTAAAGTCGCCCTCATTTTCGGTAGCCCCAAAATCCCAAGCCCTAACTTGTTTCAATACATCCGCAGGCAAAGCATCAACAATTTGAATATTGTCGGGCTTAAAAAAACCGCCTGCTGGCGGTGATGGCATTTGACGATATTGTCCGGCAAAAACATACGGCGCAGCTTGCTCCATTTGCCTTAACTTTTGGATATTGTGTTTTGCTGGCCACAGTGCGGATCCGTCTTCCTGAATAGCAGAAAGACATAGATGCTCCCAAACCTCACCGTTTCCACCAGCTACAGGAACGCCGTCTTTTCTATCACCTAGCAACCATCCAGCTAAATCATCTTCATGAAGTCGCTGCATAATCACAATGATCGGCGTATCTGGCGAGTTAGTACGCGACTCAAGGGTGTTTTGGAACCAATCAATTACCCCTTCTCGAATTGTTTTAGAAGAAGCTTCATGCGCTTTGTGTGGGTCATCGATAATGATGCATCCACCAAACCCATCACGAAGTTTACCTGCGCCAAAACCAGTAATCGTACCGCCTGTACCAGTCGCATAGCAGACACCGCCTTGAGAAGTTCTCCAGAAGTCTTTAGCCTTACTATCATCACGCAATGTAAGATCAGGAAAGACCTTTTTATACGCCTCCTCTTGTACGAGTGTTCGAATCTGGAAGGCGTTATTTGCGGCAAGCATTGCCGAGTAACTGATATGAATAAACTCACAGTCAGGCTTCTTTCCAAAACACCAAGCCATAAAATTAATTACAGCAATTTCAGTTTTAGAATATCGTGGTGGAACGTTAATAATTAACCGCTTTATCTCTCCGCGATAAACTTTCATCAAAGCTTCACAGATTTCTAAGTGGTGCCAATTTTGCATCCATTTATAACCACGGCGCTCCTTAAACATGTACCTTGTGAAGAAATATAAATCTTCTTGCGCCTCGATCCGGATGGCTTTATCCCGAGCCGCATCAGTACTCATCTAAGACTTCCCTCCGCGCTTTTAAGTAATCTTCCATTGGAACTGGAATTTCTGAATTAACTGTTTGGACTGGTCCGCCGTCTTTGCCTGTAATTTCTTGGCGATTAGTAAATTGACCACCAATGTCTTTAGCGGCTTGCTCAAGAATTTTTAAGGCTGTTTTGACGTTTCTAGTCTTCTCAAGTTGTCTTTGGTATTGCTTCAATCGGTAGTACTTATTAGCAATTGGAATATCAATTAAGCCTTTATCAAACTCATCTCTGGTTTTTTCAAATAGTTCGACATACTTTTTGCTTAAGTTCTTACCAGCAACTTTTGTAGGGTCATAAGTTGCAACTTGAACACGATCTATATCAACGCCAAACTCTTGTTTTACGAGTTCAGCCACTTCTTGAGGTGTATCACGACAAGCAAGAGACTGAACTATAAAGATTTTCACAGGCTCTTTTAGTGTCGCCATAACTTCCTCATCGTATAACTACGTATAACAAAATGGGCAAAAAAAAGAGCCATTTGGCTCAATTGATTACACAGTTTCCGCAGCATTTTGAAATATCAAGATTCGAAACAAACGGCGGATTTTTTGCGACTTCAATAAGTCGCTTAACATTTTTGCTTGGTCCATAACGTTTAACTACGCCAATAAACTCTTCAACGTCATGACCTGCAAGATAGTGCTTAGGAAGACCAGAACTATCGCTATAAACAATTTCTCCGTCCTCGTCTCTCATCACTCCAATGTGGTAAAGCTCATGTTCAAGTAAGTAACAGAACTCTGTATCGTTTGCACGCTCACAGAAAGAAGCGTCGACAGTTATTAAATAAGTAGGTACAAAACCAAACCAATCACGCATCTGTTGCTCTTGTCGAGCTTTACGCCAGCCACCAACATTGAACATGACTTTTTCGCACTGGCCTAACACCATAGCTTGCTTGCTTTTATATGCAGAAGAGGCCCACGCGAATGCTAAAAACTCGTCATTATCATGAAGCAGCTCAGCAATATGATTATGATCTGGATTATAAATAGGACCCCCAATAGTTAAGTAATTAGCCACAACCCATTTTTTTAGGTCTGGAGCCGGTATTAAACGAATTGCTTCCTCTTCTTCAGCTTGATCAATAAAATCAGTTGGAGGAAATGGTCTGATCTGATCCATTAAATATTTGCCTCTTTAAGTTTTTAAGCCACTGACTAGCGAAATGAGCTTGGATCTGCAATGGACCAGATTCATTAATCTTAAATCTTGGTACTGCCTCTAACCGAACAACGGTATATCCCATTGATTCAGCAACATCGTAACGGTCCATACTCCACGCCTTTGTTGCCAGCTTGCCCTTTCGTCCACCTGACCAGGGACCGCCAGCAATTTCAACTAAAATACGATGTTCAATTAAATGAAAATCAAAACGCCAATGCTTAGTAGACTTAAACTGGAATTTCTTTTCGTACTTAATTTCCAGATTATCTAAAGCTTCAGTAAAGTCTTCTTCTGCTTCTAAGTACTTTTGAGTTGCCTTAGGTAATGGTCTACTTTTGGGTTTTGTTTTAGGTTCTTTTTTCCGAGTAAGCCAAAAGTATTCTGTAGAATCCATTATTCTCACCCATAAAAAAAACCGCCACTTGGGCGGTTCGTATTATTCATCTAATGTTTTCTGGACATCAGTTATAAATTTAATTAAGTCTTCTTTAGTTTCATCACTTATACCGTTGAACCCCGACGTCCCAGAACAAGCGTGATTCAATATTGCCACAGCAATTGCTGCCTTCCCTTTAATTTTTTCACATTCAATTACAGCTTCAGCTTCTCTAGGATTCATTGTCATTTGTTAGTTTCTCATTTTATAAAGTGAGAGACATTAATAATATGAAATTGGCAATTATTCAAGCACATACTTAAGATCATCAGGCGTTTCCAAATAACACCCTTGTTTGTTGCAGAAGGCGTGAATGTCGTTCAGGTATTCAGTGAACTGTGCTGTACTTGCATCTGTAGTGCTCATTAGCTCACAAAGGCCATTTGCCACATCTTGGTAGAGTGGATGTTTAGAATCCTTCAGCTCTCTAACAGCCTTGAATGTTTTCTTATATTGGCCAACGTCATCACGATCATAGATCTTTGCTAAGAAGTTCTTCTTAAAGAACAGATGCTCGTAGTCTTTATCCGTTCCCTGCTTCTTGGCCCATTGATTAAGCCACATCCAGTACAAACGGTTTTGTGCGGCGCTTCTATCGTCTTCTTTCTGATTGATTCTAACGACTAAAGGTTTGCCTTCTGCGGCTGCTTTGGAGTGGTTATTGTTCAGATAGTTAATTACCTGAACAATTCCCGAATAACTATTGATTGGGAATGTTGCTGGTTCCATATTCCCTCCAAAATTAATTCCATCGAATTCGAGGGAATTAATTCACTTTCAGATCAACATCAGGAACTATTGATTGTGGTTTAAAAGCTACCTTGTAGTGGTACGCACTAACACCTTTACTTGTTAGTTGTTCAGAAAAATAAGTTACATTGTCAGATATACCCAATGAATGCTTTTTAAATTCAGAATCACCTGTCTTACAAGTTACATCCACTTTCTTTTCACTTACTGCATCAAAAGAGCACTTGCCTTCGATTGTAAGGATGTAGTCACCAGTGATCCCATTATAAAAAACAATTCTACGATCCAACTCAAAGTTGTCAGCTGCATAAGAAAGATTCTTAGAAGCTACTTGAGCATCACGAGAACAACCAACCATTGCCATGGTACACATCAAGCCAATAGCCAAGAATTTCGTTTTCATTTCTCGCTTCCTTTTTCTAGGCACAAAAAAAGAGCCTTTTGGCTCAGGACTAAACCCAATTAAACGCACCGCTTTTAATGGGTTTGTTTGGGTTATTTATAATTCAAAATAAATCTTGTTCTGACTCAAGCATTGCGTTGGTTCGCTTAAGCCATTTATTAAATAGCTCCTCGCTTTCCTGTCTGTTTCCCAGTTGGTAGGCATCAAACAAATGATGGCAGGAAAAACACAAAGAAACAGTTTTAGAGTCGCAAGCCTTAATGGATCTGCCTTTACCGTCTTTGCTAGAATTAGAATGCGCGGCTTGGCTTGGTGCTGGTGCACCACATCTCATGCATGGCAGCTTGCGTACTTCGGCTAATCGTTTGGCGTCACGCATTTAACATGGACCGTAAATTATTAATCTGGTTTTTCAGGCGAAGAATGATGTTGTCGATAACAAGCATCTCATCACGGCTTAACCCAGTGCGTGACAAATTCTGATAGCGGTTTAATTCTTCTGAGTATTTATCAAGATTCTTTTTCGCTTCAACAATATCTGTCATATATCCCCCGAAAAATAAAAGCCCCGCCAATAACTAGTATTTGGCAGGGCTTCATGCGCCGTAATCCGTTCGGCAAAATTGAGAGGTGCCCCAACAAAGCACCTCCCGCGAGATAAGATTTTTATCATTCCAGAAACGCAAAAAGCCCATCAACTCAATGACAGGCTTTGATCTAGGTTCGCCTTCTTGCCTATATTGCAAGGGTTACTAACTAATCCAGTGATGCCTTACTTACACTTCGCACCACTCTAACATAAATATGCCATATAACTTGCGCAAGGTCAACCTGATTACTTGTCTCTATTCTTTAAGTCAAAACGAATGAATGGGTATCTACAATGCATAGCTGCTAAACCACAGCGAACATCTTCACGAGCATCGTGTTGGGTACGGAGAATGGTTGGGTTATCTACACGCCCTACTTTAATCACCATGTCTGACCATGAGTTGCCATAAATATAGCGATCAATCACAGCATCAAGCCACTCATCAAGGATTTCAGACTGGCCTTGCATATCCAAGATAAGACGTTGAACTGCACGCGCTTCATTGTCCGTAATTTCACATGCAATCCCTTTGCCTCGCACTTTGGGCATTGGCGTATCATCATCAGAACACAGCCAATCAGCCATGATTTGCTCTTTACCCTTGACCTCTTGCTTACGTTTTTTAGCAGCCTGATCCATAGCGACAGCAATCGGGTTTATGCTTTTCCCACACGTTCCAGAATTGGAGTACATCCAAGCCCCAAATTGATAAAGCCATTCTTCTAGACTGTATTTAGTCCAGTCCGTTGTTTGCATAATGTGATTTACTGCCGCATTCATACAGTCACCCTCAAATAGTTTCTAAATCTAAGATTGTTATAGTTCCCCAATGAACTGCACCGGTATCAATCCAATAACAGTTGTCACGCTTACATAGCTTTTGAGTCACTGTGTGCCCCATAATCACTGCGTCCACACCGTTTACATGTGTGTATTGCTGATTATCAGTATCAAGGCGTTCACGACCCCACATTGCTAAGTCGGATGGAGCACGGTTTTTTGATGGCTGACTAAATGAATCTTTAAATTCATCCCAATCATTCTGCTCAATATGCCCATGCACAATTCCAAACTTCTTGCCGTTGTGGTTTATCTCTAAAACAACAGGTAGTTCAGAGAAGACTTTGGCGATGTTGTACATAGCTTGCCCATCAAGCATGTAGAACCATTCACCGCCATTGTCTATGTGGCAACGCTTGTATGACTGGTCATGAAGCCCACCAATGCATAGATCCTCGTGATTACCACGAACTGAGGTGAACCATGGTTTAGAAAGCAACTCGATGCATTCAAGATTCTGTGTTCCACGATCAACTAGATCACCAACAGCAACAAGAAGATCATTATCAAAGTCAAAGCCAATTTCTTTGAGGCGATTCATCAGCAAGTTGTAGCAGCCGTGAATATCACCTACTGCGTATAGCTTGCCTTTAATTTCTTTATCCCAAACCTTTACCAATCCCATCACGCCACCTTCTTCCCGTTCATTCCCCAGATCAACATGCCTGCGTCACGCTGTTCTTGATTTGTTCGACCTTGCCAGCCTGTAACCTTGTTAAACTGTTCTGCATTGAGCTTTGATTTAGTTGGCTTTACAAGTAAAACCGCTAGACCCAATGCTTGTGCTATTTCCACCAACAAGATTCCAGTCGCATGATTCATCCCAACACGTCTAGCAATTTGCTCGTTCACTTGTCTTGAGTGACCACCACCTACTCTGAAATTGGCTTTCTTGTTCTCCCAGCCTGCTTCAATCACAACCTTCTTGATGCTGTCCTGTTCATTTCTGAATAGTTCAACCGTTTCTGGAAAAGTCAGATTTTTAAGTTGAAGATCACTACCAAGAATGGCAACTCCCGACTTTTCTAAGTCAGGATCGATGCCAATGATGATTTGAGCCTCTTTGAATGTGTTCATAGCTCAATCCTATGGTTGGTTAGGCTTGCACCTTTTGAGATGGCCTCTTCTGCTTTCTTGCGATGTTCATCGTATTGATCCCCCTTGAGCGCTTGCTCTAACTTCTTAACCGTGTCAAAACCAATGGCACCTGATAAATACATATTTTCAATTTCGATAATTACTGCATCCACCCGCTTTTGCAGCTTAAACATGTTTATGCCTTGCTGGGTGTACAGGGTTTGCAATTCGTCACGCTCTTGCTTGATCTTTTTTAAGTGAACTTCATGACCAATCACTTCACCATGATGAGATGCTTTAAGCTCTTTAATTTCTTGATGTAAATCGAGAATAGCCTGAGCCTTTACACGGTTTAAGCGTTCAAGTTCTGCTATGCGTCCATGATTGCCTTTTATCGTGGCTTTAAGCCCCTCCACTTTCGCTTGCTGCTTCAGAAAAGACATATATGCGGTGTTAAGCATGCAGCAATAAATAACGCCCTCATCAACATCATTGTTGTTAAACCACTTAGCATTAGGGATGAAAGCATTTTGTTTGACATCAAAATCACACGCATCCAAGCACTTTTGGGCAGCCTCGGAATTAGAAAAAGGAAGGCTTAAAAAATGCTGTTCAAACTCGTCTCCACACTTATCCAAACCTTTCTCACGAATAAACTGTTCTGGTTTCATACCGCCTCCTTGTAACGTTTAGTCATGGCTTCCTGCTTAAGCTGGTCTAGCATTTTCAGCTTTCTTAATTTCTCATAGAGGTTCGCTGCTGCTCTTGTTTCTTTATTGCGAGTGCCGAGGTTGTACGCTCTACGCAGCTTCATCATTGAGGTGTAATCTGCAAATTCGATCATGCTTTCAGCTCCCCTTTAACATTCAGCAAGTCCTTTGCAAACTGAGTTGCTTTGTAAGTTGCGTATGAGTCCTTTTCCAAGTAGCCGCTTTTAATTAATTCCTGCACATAGCACTGGATAGTGTTGTTGGGCGCATCTAGCACATAGTCATGCAAATCCTTCATCGTGAAAGGTTGTGTTGCATGTGTAGCGAATAACAAAATGTCAAAAATGTTTTGGAATGCTTTAACTCGTTTTATTGCTTTCACGCTGCACCTCCAAACTCTTGCAAGCTAGCGAGGTAAGCAGGATCAAGATCTGCAAATGTTGCTCTTGCTAAATCAGTTCCTAAACGTACAGTTCCTACCTCACCATCACGGCACTTTCCAATGATGATTTCAGCCGTTCCCGCCTCTTTAGAGTTCTTGTTGTAAACTTCATCGCGGTAAATGAATAGAATCACGTCCGCATCCTGCTCTAATTGCCCAGATTCACGAAGATCAGCATTAACTGGACGTTTATTAGGTCTGTTCTCTAAGTTGCGGCTAAGTTGAGATAGAGCGAATACAACGCAATCAAATTCTTTGGCAATTGCTTTCAGGCCTTTTGATATTTCACCAATTGCTCTAACTTGGTTATCAGTAACAACTGGGCTTTTCATGATTTGTAGGTAATCAACGAAAATTGCGTCTACACGGCCATACTTAGCTTTAAGTAATCTTGCTTGACGACGGACATCAGAGAGTGATGCATTAGCCGTGTCATCAATTCCGAATTTGGCATTTTCAAGCATCTTGTTAGCCTGGACTAAACGCCCCCAGTCATCATCCTCAAGAAACTTAGACTTGATATTGTGAAGCTTGATTTGTCCGACACCTGAAACAATACGGTCCCTGATTTCTTCCTCAGTCATCTCAAGTGAATGGAACTGAACAACAAGGTCTTGGTTGATTGCCATATCACTCATAATGTTTTGAGCGAATGTTGTTTTGCCCATTGATGGACGGGCACCAATCAGAACAAAGTTGCCACGACGTAGAGCACCGATTTTGTTGTCTAGTGCAATGAATCCTGTTCTTAAGCCCGATTCAACATAAGTGCCGTTCTTTCGTGCAATGCGAGTTTCTTCTAAATCCGCATAGAGACGTGCTACAAACTCATTCACATAGGTAAGTGATTTCTTCTCAGAGTTGTCACCGATTTCAGCAATCATGTTCTGAGTTTTATTGAGCATCTCATCTAGGTTTGTGGTGAAGTCCTTTGCCATACCCTGCATAAGCACAGAAATGTCTACGAACTTACGACGAACCATTAAACGGTGAAGCTTCTCGATGTGTTGTTCCAGTGTTGAAATAAGCGTAGGCGCTTCTGCATTAAGCGTAAGCATGTACTGCTCATCAATGTGGTGAAGATTCAATGGGTTTTTCTTGATTTCGTCCCATACAAGAATGAAATCAATTTGTTCACCACGATCGTGGATTGCTTTAATCGCATCAAAAATAATCTGATGCTTTCCTGAGAAGTAATCACGGTTTAGGCGTTGAACATATTGATCTACACCATCAGCAAGAGATAACAAAGAAACTAATACACCTTGCTCTGTAGGGACTGAATGTAAGTAATCCATTATTTAGCCCCCTTGTATTCTTTGCGAAGTAAAACTGGGGCATTACGCTTTGTTTCTGAATTATCAGAGTTGGTTTTATCCTGCTCTTTTGGGAACATATTGATAAAACGATCTAGTTTTTCAGGTTCACGGCAAATCAATTCAATATCGGTATAACCACCTTGAACATGGTAATCAGACTTAGAGCAATTCAGGATTGCATGTTTGATGTCTTCAACCAGATATCCATCAGCGAGACGAGACTGAATTTTTCTAGCACGTTTGTCAGAAAGTAATGTTTTCTCGTTCTTGTTAAATACCACTTTCCAGAACTCGAAAATTTCACATATATCTTTCTTAATATTTTCTTTCTTATTTGTTTCTTTCTTAGTAGTACCATTTTCGGGGGTAGTCTCCCCTCCATTTTGGTGGGTACTCCCCATACCATTTTCGGGGGTAGTGTCCATACCATTATCGGTACTACCATCCATTTTGGCAGGTGGTTCAAACTCAGGATGAATGATTGAAAATTTATTAGTTTCACCAGTTGATCTAACAACCAAAACCAAACCTAATTGTTCAAGTTGACGAACAGAGTCGGTTAAGGTTTTTAATTTCTTGATTCCAGTCTTTTCTTGAAGGAAGCTAGAAGTAATCGACCAGTTACTACGGCAAAAACCATCAGTAAAGCGGTTAATCACTACGTAGCATTTCAAAGCGCTACCCGTCATTTCAGACACATAGCCCTTATCCACCAGGTAATTTGGTGTTCTAGTGTATTTATCTTCCACTGGGGTGGCCTGCTTGAGAAATTGTTCCAGGTTAAAAGCCGTATTCATCAAACACCTCTCAATACAAATGCAGCTAAATCGGCTTTCGCTTTAGCCAATGCCATAGAGTTTTCGAGAGTTCGATTAAGCACATAAGCCTCAACCGCTTTTTGAAACAAACTAATCTTCCGATTTAGTTCAATGTCTGCTAATATTGAATAGTTCATATGACTTACCTCGTTTGAACACTAAGCCTGATTTACGAGATCAGGCTTTTTTAATGTCTGCTGTTTCTGAGCGCACGGATAAATCTGAATGCAGCTCATGGTTTTTATCGTTCTCTGTTAAGCCGAAAATCTTTTGTTTAATCTTTGTCTCAGCTTTCAATTGTTGGAGATGAGGCTTGATTAAAGTTTCGTACACATACTCACTTGCACCCTGTCCTGCTCTTAGCATTTCAGCCAATGAAGCCAACTGTTCTTTGTGGTCTGTAGGCATATGGATGGTGATTGACGCATCCTTCTTAGGTTTACGTTTAGTCATGGTTTTTCCTAGGCAGTTAATGCTTGACGGTCAGCCTTTAGCTTTCCATTTGTTAATACTTCAAAGGCAGCTTGCGTTCTTGGTGGTATGCCTTCTCGCTCCCATTTGGTAATACCTGAGCGTGCTTTTTTGATTTTCTTGGCTAGTTGAGAGTTATTTTCTACACCGTAGAACTCCCTCAAATGCTCTACATTCATATTCAAATTCCTGAACATATTAATTCAACTTATTGAACAACATGTTCAAGCATTTGTCAAACTTCTTGTTCATAATTTTGAACATCTGATATAAGGTTTTGAACGATGGATAATTCTGTTTCTGATCGCATTCAATCTCGAATGGCTGAATTAAAGTTATCTCAAGCGGATTTAATGAGGCTCACTGGCGCTGCTAGAGGAACTGTTTCTGGTTGGGTAAATGGAAGTAATAATCCGAGCGCAAAGCACATTGAGGCGCTAGCAACCGCATTAAAAACAACATCCAGATGGATTCTTACTGGAAAAGAAAAACAAAATTTAACCAACTTCAACATGCAAGAATTTATGGATAAGCACGGTCTATCCAAGAAAGATGAATCATCATTTGATGTGAATGATATTCAAAGCGCGTCAGTAGTTGAGTATGGTGGGGATGATGGATTTATCTGGATTGATGTGGTAGAGGCAAGTTTTTCTTGTGGCACAGGAGAATCTATAGAGTTTCACTTTGATGTGATCAATGGAAAACAGCCATTCCCACCTAGTTTTTTTAAACAAAAAAATGTTCATCCTGATTGCATGCGCATCATCAAGGCTAAAGGCGACAGTATGGCGGACAAGATTGATGATGGGGATTTGGTTGGCATTGATATATCCCAAACCGACATTATTGATGGTCAAATTTATGCTGTTTACTTTGAGGGTGAAGGCATGATTAAGCAGATTTTCAAGGAAGAAGGCGGGAAACTGATTCTGCACAGCCTAAATCCTAAATACAGAGATCGTGAAGTCACGGAGCAAAATGGATTGAATTTTAAAGTTATGGGTCGCCAATTTTGGCGTGCAGGTTAAAAAAGGAGAATGGAATTGGATAACGCAAAACTACCAATCAACCAGATTATTGCTCGCATCAATGATGCTGCGAAACATGGTGAAGCTTTGGTGCTAACAGCCGAAGAAGTAAAGATTCTTTCTAAAGATATTGGCGACAAAGTCTTTATTCCTGTGCTTACTAATGAGCAGGTCGTGCAGTTGGTGAAAGAAGGAAAGCTAGGACAGAAAATTAATAACACAAAAGATTAATAAACTGTGAACCCGACACAGTCTTTTAAATGTGGGGTATATCACTTATTAGATAGTAATATTTATTGATGTTTTAGTGTGTAATGTGTAGATTGCCAATAGTTTTTATAGTAGATATTGGGATTATGCAATATGTCTAATATTGAGCAAGATACACGTTTTATTGTTAACAATAATTTGATTAACAAGGGCTGGATCTTGGACATTCAAGATCCAAACAAAAATGTCTTTTTTGAATCAGATATCTTAAGAATTGTTAATAATGAGTTTCTCAAGAAAAGTAAAAAAAGACCCGATTATGTTCTTTTCGATTCACAAAATAAGCGGCCAATCGGTGTAATTGAAACGAAATCAGGTGGAAAAAGCTTAACAAAAGCACTGGATCAGGCAACCGAATATGCTGAAATGCTTGATGCACCTTTGATATTTGCAATGAATAATGGTTTCTGCGAAACACGGCATTTGTATACCCAAAAACCATTATTTATTGATGAAAATGAGGTTAATGAATTAATAAGAGTAAATGAAGCTAAAGAGTTCATATTGCAGGAAACAAATGGTATTTATATTACACCTAAAGAAATTTTAGTCTCTCGCAAAGAGTTAATTAATGTTTTCAAGAAGTTAAATAACTCACTAAGAGGTGAAGGTTTAAGAGCTGGTATAGAAAGGCTTTCAGAATTTGCAAACATTCTTTTTTTAAAATTGTATACAGAGAATGCTAATACAGGTATTTGGAATTCTCTCAAAAGTCTCGATAATGATTTGCTAATTAATACAACTAATAACATACTACAAGATATTGATAGACAATATGGTGCTTCTGTTTTTACAAATTTACAGCTAACCAACCCTGTTGCTGTTAAAGAGATGATCAAAGAGTTGGATAAGTTAAAACTCTCATCAATAGATACCGATATTAAAGGAGATGCTTTTGAGTATTTCTTACAGCAAGCTACAGCAACTAATAATGACTTAGGAGAATATTTTACTCCACGTCACATAACTAAAACCATTGTTAACTTAGTCAACCCTAAATATGGTGAAAAGATCTATGACCCTTTTTGTGGGACAGGTGGTTTTTTAACAGAGGCATTTGATCATATAAAAGATAACACTTTAATTGCAAACAATAGTAGTGAAGAAATCAAGCTTAAACATAATACTATTTTTGGAAGAGAAATTACCTCAAATGCAAAACTCGCAAAAATGAATATGATTCTGCATGGGGATGGGCATAGTGGAATTTGCCAGATAGACACACTTCAAAACCCTATTGAATCTGAATATGATGTGGTTATAACCAACATGCCATTTTCTCAAAAAACTTCTTATTCTCACTTATATGAGAATAAGTTAGCTAAAAACGATGGTGATGGAGTATGTGTTCTACATTGCTTTAAAGCAACAAAAAAAGGAGGGCGAATGGCATTAGTAGTACCTGAAGGCTTTCTTTTTAAAGCCGCTTTAGCTCCAGTAAGGAAGTATTTATTTGAAAACGCCCAACTAAAAGCAGTAGTTTCACTTCCAAAAGAAGTTTTTCTGCCATATGCAAAAGTTAAAACCAATATACTCTACTTTACCAACTGTCATAATGGTAGAACAAATTCTGACGTTTTTTACTACAATGTGACAAATGATGGCCTAAGTTTAGATTCTTTCCGTAGAAAAATTGACGAAAATGATTTAAAAAATTTAGATTTTGCTGATTTAAATAAGAGCGACTTTGATAAATATTATAATGAATTAGGTTTCTTAAAAGTTAATCCAGAATTAATCAGAAGCAATGATTATATTTATAATTATGCTCACTATAGTAATTCACATATAAAATCAAAATTCCCAACTATAAAACTAAAAGAACTCCTATCCTTGTCTGGCAAAGTCAAAGTGGGAGAGGATACAAATATACCTATTATGAGTATCACTATGGAACATGGCTTAATTGATCAGCATGAGAAATTTAAAAAACGAGTCGCAAGTTCTGATATTTCTGGGTATAAAAAGGTTTTTAAAAATGAACTTGTAATGGGGTTCCCTATAGATGAAGGTGTTCTAGGATTTCAAAAATATTACGATGCTGCTGCCGTAAGCCCAGCATACAAAATCTTTAGATTAAAACGAGAAGTTAATGTAGAATATTTGGATTTGATTTTGAGATCTAATTCTCTAAGAAAAATATACAAAAGTAAAATGCAAGGCAGTGTAGAGAGACGACGCAGTATTCCTGATGAAATGTTTTTGAATATTGAGATCCCGAATCCTCCTGAAGAGGTTAAAGATCAAATAGTAAAACAACATAAACTAATAAAGGAAATTGAGAATAGTCTCAAGGAAAATCAAAAAAAATTGCGTCTAAAGACAGAAGCATTATGGGAACTTCCTCAAAATTACAACTAATCCCCCCCTTCGAACCCACCACGGTGGGTTTTCTTTTGTCTATTAAAGCATGAATTCAGAATATTGAACATTTTTAATTAATTTATTGAACAAAGTATTGACATTAACGTTCAATTAGTTGAACATAACTCTACCGAATATTAAAAAGCCCTGAACAATCTTGGCGGATGCAGGGCTACTCAATGAGTGAGAAGATTATGACAGAAAAAGCATTAATAGCAAAGCTGATCAAGAATCAGAACCGCAAGCAGACGATTAGACATTCTAACTCTGGCTTGGTAATGGCAAGCGTATTTGTCCTTTTAGCCTTCAGTGCCTTTGGTTACTTCAAATACCTTTCAGATGATGTGCAGAAGCATGATGAGTATGTCCGCGTTCAGGTTGAGGGGGTGAAGTGATGTCTAAGAAATATCAAGAACTTGCCCAGAAGATTCAAGAAGCACGAATTATTGGCAAGAAAGCAGCAGATGCTGTTGAAGACAAGGGCACTTGCAACCTAGATAAAGTCGTAATTTATGGGCTGCCAAAGGTACGCGAAACCTCTCTAAATAATGCAGGTATTAACTGCTACAAACATTGGTCTCATGCAGGAGCATTTGTTCTTTCAGGTAGTTTTGGCATGGGCGATAAAAATACCGCTGGTGTTGAAGCTATGTCTGCTCATCTTAAAAGCTTGGGTGTTGATTGCTACATCCATTGGCAAATGGATTAAGGAGCCCTCTCATGGATAACTACAAAATCATTAATACTCACACAAATGAGATTATCAAGGCCCTTAATGACCTTGGCTATGTATGGACACCAAAGAAGTTTGATGAACAAGATTGCTTGCTAAAAGCACATTGGATTCTAGCTAAAGAGAAAGGTGAAATTGCATATTCAAGTGGCACTCATATTGATTCTCCACTTGTATTTAAAGAACTCACCCTTCCTCAGCTTCGAGACCTTGTTGTTTTGCATCGGAATGATGTGAAGGATGCGAATGTAAGTGATGGGACGCACTATAACTTATATCAGACAAGTGATAACCGTTTATTTTTCTATGCTGAATCAGCAAATGAATGGGTAATTTCTGACTTAAGTGGAAATGCAGAAACACTAGCAAAGTTAAAACCAATTACCCAAGACCCAGCCTTGATTAGCGGTGCGGAGGCGTTGCGATATATAGCATGTGGACGCCTTGTTCAATGGATCAGTAAAGACTTTCCTAATTGGACAGACTTAGATATCACAAACATTAATGCTAAGAACTTCATTGATGAAGAGCGCATTAAGGAAAGTGGTTTTAAGTATCGCCTCAAACCAACCACACTAACCGTAAACGCTGAGCTTCCTAAACCAAACAAAGAAACTCAACACAATTCATTGGTGTATGCAGTCACTTACGAGTTCAAAACTCGCGAAGAACGCAATGCATTTGCAGACAAGCTGAGAGGTACTAACTCATGAATATGTTAGCCAATATCTCGTTTGATGCTGCTGAATCAAAGCTTTTGAAAGACTTAAGCAAACATCCCGAGCTTCTAGCAGGTGCAGTTGAATATGCTTTCCAACGTGGTGACATCGACTCTAAAGAATACCGCAACTGGCAACGCAAGATTGCAGAAATGGAGCGCCAACACACTGCAAAACTTTTAGCAACTATTAAAGCGTGAGGTGTGTATGGGCTTTTTCTTCAATGCAGAATTTCTTGAACAATTTGGTTGCTGTGTTGGTGAAGAAGATGAAGCAACTCACTACAGCACTTTTGGTGGCAGCGATTGGAAACTGAAAGCAAATAAAGACCAGATGTTCTACTGGGATGCACTTTCAAAGTCTTGGAAGAGATGGGCATTAACTTTAGAGCATTGCACACCAATCGGCGAGAAAGAACCAAATTACAAATGCGGACCAGTTAATCAAGTCGTAGTTAAGAAAGAAGAAACGACTCGTGAACTGTCTCCGATTTATTCAAATTCGAAATATAAAGGTGATTAAAGATGAACATGCAAAGTAAAGAACAGTTCTCTTTCACTAAAGCAGAACGTAAAAAAGCAAAGCTTAAGCTAAATCTTAATGGCGCCAGTGGTTCGGGTAAAACCTACTCTGCCCTTGTGTTGGCTTCAAGTCTTGGCAAAAAGATTGCAGTTATTGATACAGAAAATGAATCTGCATCTTTATATGCAAATGAATTTACCTTTGACACATTGCCATTAAAGCCGCCCTATAGTCCTGAACGCTTTGCTGGTGCGATCCATGCAGCACATAACATGGGCTATGAAGTTCTTATCATTGATAGTGCTAGTCATGAATGGATTGGAACTGGTGGATGTTTGGAAATTAATGATCAGACAGCAGCGAACAAATTCCGTGGTAACACATGGTCAGCATGGTCTGAAACTACACCGCGTCACCGTAAATTCATTGATGCAATCCTTCAAACAGATATGCACATCATCTCAACTACTCGCGCTAAAACTGAGACAGTTCAAGGTGAAAACAAGAAAATCATGAAGCTTGGTATGAAGGCTGAGCAACGTGATGGCTATGAGTATGAACTAACAGTTGCGCTTGATGTAGTGCATGAAAGCCATGTTGTTTTACCAACCAAAGACCGTACCAAACTATTTAATCCTGCCGGTGAAGTAATCACAAAGGAAACAGGTGAAAAGCTTATTGCTTGGCTTAACGATGGTCGTAGTCAAGAAGAAGCGCTTCAAGCAGCTTTTGATGAAGCTATCAAGCGTATCAATGCAACTACAGATGTCGCTGAACTTGGAATCATCTATTCACAGTTCAAAGGCACTAATTGTGAAGCTGAAATCGTTAGCGCTTGTAGTAGTCGCAAGCATTCTTTAATTGGTACACAAGGCAATGCGTGAGGAGCAGCAGCATGACAGATTTGAATAAGGAAAGAGAAGTTAATCTACGTTTTGAGCAAGATGATGGTGCTGTTTGGGTGTTTGATGGTGATAGCCAGCAAGGAACGGAAATCAGTCATTTAATGATGATGCATGCAGATGAATATAACGAAGATGAATTACGTGTTATTTGTCACCATGCAGCATGTGAAATTGACAGACTTAGAGCAGAGCTAGAAAAAGCCAAAGCTCAGGCGGTGCCAGAGGGTTATGTGCTAATGCCAAAGGTGCCTACAGAAAAGATGTTCCAAGCATATGAACGTTATTCAGTCGCGCCAATGTCAGCGCTTAGTAAAACTGGATACAAGGCAATGGTTGAAGCAAGCGAATCGGGAGCTGAGGGATGAATGCACAAATTTTAGATCCATGCTGTGGCTCTCGCATGATGTGGTTTGATCGGAATAATCCAAATGTAGTGTATGGCGATATCAGAAAAGAAGAACATACATTATGTGATGGTCGTTCTTTAGTGATTGAACCGGATGTAATGATGGACTTTCGCGACATGCCTTTTAAGGATGGCCAATTCACTTTAGTTGTGTTTGATCCTCCTCACCTGGTGAAAGCTGGTAAACAAAGTTGGTTAGCTGCCAAGTATGGGAAGTTGTCAGAAGATTGGCGCGAAGATATTCGCAAAGGTTTTGCAGAGTGCTTCCGTGTGTTGACCAATGGCGGTGTTTTAATTTTCAAATGGAATGAAACACAGATCAAAGTTAGTGAAGTTTTAGCGCTCACAGATCAAAAACCATTGTTTGGCCACATTAGTGGAAAGCGCAGTAACACACATTGGATTACTTTTATGAAAGCGGAAAGTAAGGAGGGGTAAATGTTAAAAGATCTGAGAAATCTATCTGATGCAGAGCAACAAGAATATTTGGATCGCTTCATTATGGCTAATGAAGAACAGAAGTTCCCTCAAGAGGTTGTGGCACTTTATTTAGATTGCTCGCCTTGGACATTAGCTAGAATGCGTTGTGATCAATCATCACTGCCTTTCTCGAAAATTGGGAGACGTGTTTCATATAAAAAGAAAGACGTTTTGAAGTATGAGCAAAGCAGGACTGTGCTTAATACAGCCCAACTTGCAACTGTATAAGGATTCAGTTAAGAAATAATTGTAGTTTCCATGATAAATATTGGGTGACAAATAATTAAAATTGCAAAAAGTTTTAGTTGACACTTTTCAAAATTTGCAATAAATTTTGATTGCCCAAATCTCTTTAGGACTTAATTATGGATTTATCGAAGAATCCCCCTCCAAGCTATTATGATGCATCACTGAATGATGAAACATTAAGCTTTTTTGCTAACCATATGCTAGAAGTTTTTTCACAAACTATTCAAGATCTTAGTAGAAAAGATGATGATAATTACACTATCAGTTGTGCAATTTTTGGAAGATGCCGTAATAGGTTTGCTCGTGAAATTCGTAGTGGCAATGCCCCATCTCCAACATATTTAGAAGATTCTTCAAATAAATTCACCTTTAAAATTGGAAACACACCTGGTATCCGTTTTTTTAAAGAATCTGATCATTTAAAACCGAAAAGACCAAACTTTTTTAAGCAAAGTTACAATCTAGAATTATTTGAATCTGATTCAAAAGTTCCTGTTTTTTGGCGATTCATTTTGGTTCCAGCTAAAACTGATGACGAAGAAACATTTATCGCTTTTGTTGGTTTTAACCAGAAATTACAGCCGATTACAGCTTGGACATCTAATAAGACTTCTAGATTTATTTTTGATCCAGCGGCTATATTGCCAGAACCAGCAGAATTGAAACGCTATAATATTGATGATCTATTAGCTGATGATGATTTAGATGATGCAAGCGGAATCAAGTAAATCTTCAACAGCAAATAGGCAAAAGTTGATGAGAAAATGAATACTTATTTTAATGGTCTAGAATTGCGGCTCTTACGTCAATTTAATCATTTGTCTTTAGAGGACTTATCAATTCATGTTGGTAAGTCACGCCAATTCTTGCATAAAATTGAAATGAACCAAGTTGTTCCTACACCTGATTTAATTGATGTACTTAGCAACTTCTTCAATGTAAAAACGGATATTTTTTACAGTTCTCATCCGATTTTACAAGAAGAACAAATCAATTTTCGAAGCAACAAAACTGCCAAAATTTTTACAAAGCAATCAGTGATCGCTCAGGGTGAATATTTAAAAAGGTTAGTAGAATTTATAGAGGCAAATTTAAGGCTCCCTAAGTATTCAATACCTTCTGTTGAATCTGTAAAGAATTTTCAAGATATTGAAAATGCTGCGCTTCAATTTAGAAAATATTTTAATTTAGGGTTGGGACCTATTAGCGATATGACTCAATTAACTGAAATGCTTGGAATTTTTGTAACTACTTTTCCAAGTGTTTCAAGCGAAGTCGATGCTCTATCTATTGCATCTAAAAGACCAATCTTTGTTAATAACGAAATTAGTAGTACTTGTCGCCAGCGTTTTAATTTAGCTCATGAATTAGGACATCTTGTACTACATGATGGTTGTGTTACAGGTGACACTCTCACTGAGTCGCAAGCGCATCGTTTTGCTAGTGCTTTACTTATTCCACAAGAAATGATGATTTCTCATTTCCGTAATTGCTTTAATGGTAGATTTAATTGGAATAAATTAAGTGAGATGAAAACAAATTGGAAAATAAGTAAGGCAGCTTTGCTCTATAGAGCTAAATCTTTAGATCTTTTAAATGAAACAAGTTATCGTAGTGGCTTTATTCATTTGAAGCGTACTGGTGAGGCTATTTTAGAATCAGAAGATCATGAAATACCTAAAGAAGTTCCAACTTTACTAAATACATGTTTCAAAGCTTTAAGTAAAAAAGGAATTTCAGCAATTGATATAGCTAATGAATTAAATATATCTCTAGATCTATTAAATAAAATTACGCAATTAGATTTACAGCCACAAAATCCTTCTAAACTTAAATTAGTTATTTGATTAAAGGCGGTTTAGACCGCCTTTATTTCTTTTAATCTTTCTGCCCATACAGATTGATAATTAAAGCAATCAATCTTACCTTGATACACCGCTTCAATCATGTTCATTGAAGCTCTTAATTCCTCATCTGGAATTTGAACATATCCACCTGTCACATCAATTCTTGGTTTAGCCGTGTGATTAAGAAGTCTTTTTGTCACATAAATATTAAATCTTAAAAGGTTGCATATAGTGGCAAATGTACGGCGGAAATCATGCATTGAAACGTAATAGTCAACTTCTTTACCCACTCTATTCAATAATGTATCTACCTTAGTCGCGTGCATATTCCACGAAGTAGGCATCTTAGTAGCTGGGAAAACCCAATCGTTTTCTCTTAATAACCAACGTTCACGCATAATACTGTGTAGATGATCACCAATAGGAAAAGTATGATCTGAACCATTTTTGGTATCTCTAAAAGTTAAAGTACCATTTTTAATATCTACATCAGCCCACTTTAAGCAACATGCCTCCTGTTTACGGCATCCCGTATACATGCACATCAATACGATATCCCGATGCGTGTTTGACCTAGCAGTATTTTCCAGATTCAACTCATCTTCATAATGAAGCACCGCATTGTAATATTTGTGAATGATGTCTTTATGGAGATGTCTATCCCTACTTGCTATTTTATTCCAACCTCTGGTTACGGAAATAATGTCAACTGGATTACTTTTAAGAATCGGGTTCTCATCTGTTGAATAAAGAACATGAATATACTTCCATAAGGTACCTAAAAGAGATACAGCACCATTTGCTGACGACTCACTTACTTCTGATACCTCAATAAATCGATCCAGTACTTCTTGCTTAGATATCTGGAAAAGCTTTTTGTTGCCCCACCCCAAATATAAATCAAAGTACTTACGGTACTGCCTAATTGTTTTTGGTCTATAGTCATTTCTATCAATATAAATTTGAAGAGCTTCATTCACTGTAATATCTAAAGGATTAGCAACATTCTTTAATTTGATAGGCTTTTCATATTCATTGTTTGAAATTTTCGCCAGGATCATCTGAGCTTTTGCTCGAGCATTTGTTGCAGGAATATCGGTAGTTTTACCAATTGTCACTCGATAGAGTTCACCTTCATGCCTCCTTTCAACAATATAGGTTTTACTTTTATTAGTTACCCGAACAGCAAAACCGATCAGTTCTGCATCTCTATATATTTTTTGACCTTTTTCAGTTAATGGAATAGCATCAACAGTAGATTTGTTGAGTTTCATGTCTTAAACCTGTTTTAGCGAAATTTGATTTAACCATGTTTCTCAACAGTCTACAAATAGTCTACAAGCTTTTTCAGTTAACAATAAAATACGTCATTTTTTGATTATAAATTATTGTTTTCATTTACTTTAATAAAAATACAAAAACCACAGGTATATTATAAAGGAAGTAGAATCCGCCTAATCTGGTTTGGATTGTAAATGGTTGGAACAAGACTTAAACCTTTGTACTTTCAATAGGTTAAAAATTTCAGATAGCTGTATATGAATGTATTCATTTGCTCACACTTATAGGATGCATGTTTTTAAGCCCCATACATATCAACTTACTGACTTTCGTAATTCTATCATTTCCCACAGATGCAAATAATGTATTAAATGAAATACTTCAGGTTATTAGTTTATAGATGGGCTGGATTTAAAGTATTAAAAAAGCCTATTCATATATATGAATAGGCTTTTTAGTTTTTATCAATTATTCGTCTTACTATGGATACAAGTTATGCTAACTTCTTTGCTTCTAAGTAGTGAATATCAGCAATTTGTGCATCCCAAAACTCATTCCATAAAGCACAATAATCCATACAAAGCGTTGTTAAGCTCTCATAGTCTTCTTTAGTTATTGCTTGCGCTAACGCAAACCAGAGATCATCTTCATGATCATCATCTGCTGCTTCTGAGGTTTCGTCAGTAGATACCCCATGAACATGGTAATAGCCGCCACCTTCAACATCTACACCAATAGCCTTAGTCGCTTCACGAAGTGGTGGGCTAAAAAGAATCACTTCTTCTTCGGCCACTGCAAGTAAAGCAACTACTTTAATATAACTATCATAAGATGATTCTAGAAAATTTCTTACCTGATCTGCAATTTTTGAAGGTTGATACCCTCTACGGTCCTTCTCACTCAAACCATAATCATTCAATAAATCTTCATATAAAGGATAATGTGCATACTCCGGATTACCTAGATAATAATTGTCCAGGTCTGTTCCGGGTCTAAAACCAAATTCATCAAGTACATTTAAACTTAATAAAACACGTGGAAACATTTTAGCTCCAGAATGGAGTTTAGGCTCCAATTGTTTTGTCTGGAACTGGGCCATTAATAAGGCATCAGTAAAGATCTGAACAATCGCATGACGATATTCTAAATGAATTCTTGTTAAAGTGAATTTATCAAGCAATCCATTATTTAAAACTTCGATCGCCGGATGTTTACATACTGGTAATTCAGCAATTCTCGCTCTTAATTGTTTGAGAAATTTTAGATTTTCTTCCCACTGTTCTGTAGGAATACTATTCTTCATCCCCAGTAATGCCTTTTGTCTTGGATTATCGAAATCTTCAAATTTTTTTGACATAATCATTCTCAATAACAAATTAATTCTTATAGTTAGGTTATGAGTTCCCCATTATTTTAATCGTGCATTCATTTGCTACTAAATAAAATTGTATACTCATCCCTAAACAATTTGATATTAGGTTTATTATTACTACAAATCAATGGATAATTTAATGAATTTTTTTAATGAATCACATAACAATTAATATCGAAAAATACTATTTTTTTAGGCTCTCACATGTTGTATTACATTAGCGTTTTCAATATGATTAAACTGACTTTTGCCAGAGCACTAGCCTTAAAAAAGAAACGGATTTCAAAAGATTTACTACGGGGAAATCGATGTCAAAAAGAGACACTATTATAAAAACAGCAACTGCCCTTTTTAATGAAAAAAGCTATAACTCTATTGGAGTGGACAGAATTATTGCTGAATCTAATGTTGCAAAGATGACATTCTACAAGTATTTTCCTTCAAAGGAAAAGCTAATAGAATCATGCCTTTACAAAAGGAATTCTGATATACAGTCTGCTATATTAGAAAGAATCAATACCAATGACCTACCTTTAGTTCAACTCAGAAGCTTATTTAATTGGTATATTGACTGGATTTACACAGAAGAATTTAATGGATGCTTATTTAAAAAGGCAACTATGGAAGTAGTACAACTTTACCCATCCGTTAAAAATCCTATTAATGAATATAGAGAATGGCTCTATGAGCTTGTTTTTTCTATCTTAATTAAAATTCAGGTAGAGGACGCCGCTGCATTAACCAATCTATTTCTTAATATCCTCGATGGGGTTATTAATGATGGAACAATTGATAAAAATTTAATTAATGCTGAAAAAACTTGGTCTTATATTAAAAAAATAATCGATCTTGAGAAAATTGAGGAATTAGTCGCTATTTAATTTAATAATATTGAAATACTAGACTAAAAAGCAAGTGAGTATACTTTTGTTTTTTAGTCTAGAAGTTTCATTTAAAAATTTTATTAAGCACTAAATA